CAATTGTCTTAGGGGAGGAAAGATTTTCATGATCCCCCTGCTTATACTCCTCCTAATTCGACATTTTATGACGCTTGAAGAAAACTTTAAGAAACTTTATGTCAAGCTGCTAAAAAGCTCTTGGTTTCTACCAATTCCGGTCTATTTCATAGTGAAATAGTCATAATGCGCTGAGTTAGGGGGAGTATAAGCAGAGGTCTTAAAGCGCACCTATAAGTCGCTATAGGGTGGTAGGAGGGAGAAACAATTAAACGGGTTCGGATGGGAGACCGTTAAACTTTATGTCTAAGAAACAGATGACAGTAAAGCAGATTAGAAATCTGCCTCAGTATAGAAATTACTCCGAAGAACAATTACAAGAAGTTCTAGATAAATACTTATACGGTGATTCTGAAGAACGAGCGGCAAAGATCATAGACTCTTTTGAAGAGGACTATGATTTATCTGGTATGACTGCTAATGATAAACTAACCCTATATGAATTAGCTAGGATTTTTGTTTTATTAGAAGACTTAGAAGAATCTCTCAGAGAAGCTAAGGAAGAGAAAGACTGGGTTAACTTTGAAAAGATTAATAAGGTCGCTAATAGTTTAAGGGGGGATGCTTCTAGGTTCCAGAAAGATTTAAATATAACTAGGAAGGCAAGGCAAGATACTGGTGGCCAATTGGTTGTTAATTTCATAGAAGATATAAAAACTAGAGCTAAAGTATTTCTAGCTGAACGCTTGTCTGAAATATACTGCCCAAAGTGCGGCATGCTCTTATGTAAAGTATGGTTTCTATACCCCCAAGTTCATAATAAGCTAAAGTTTGTTTGTGGTAGAGAGACTTGTGGTTATAAGTTTGAAGTAGATAGCACTGAGATAGTTAGAAATAAGAACATCAAAGTTGGGCCACCAATTTAACCATGGCCATCGTTAAAAAATTAACGGAAGAAGAGTTAGCTCTAGTTGAGATAATTCGCCACCCACTTTGGTGTGGAGAATTCATTAGAAACCTCGGCCTAGATGAAGATGGTGAACCGTGGGAGTACACAAATTATCAAGAAGAGTTTCTCTGTGATTTCAATTCTTATGTCTCCATTTGCTGCGGCAGAACGGTCGGGAAAACTGTAACGTTAATAGACAGACTGGTGTGGCTTTGTCTAAATATGTTTTGGGATGAGACTATAGTTTATACAGTCCCCAACAAAGTTCACCTAGAACCCGTTTTCTTACGGCTCACTAGATGGTTTAGAAACCACCCTCTCTTAAAATACTACACCGGGCGAACGGGGATTAACTCTCAATCTTTTACAATTAAATTACATAACAGTGCAGTTATTGATTGTCGAATTGCTGGACAGTCTGGTACAGGCGCTAACGTCGTTGGGCTGCACGTACCTATAGTAATATTGGATGAGGCAGGCTTATACCCTTGGGGAACATACATTGAACTACTACCGACCTTAAATACCTGGCAAGAAGGATTCCAATTAATTACTTCTGGTGTTCCAATCGGAGTACGAGAGAAGAATGTACTTTACTTCACTGACCAAAAAGACCCCAAATATAGTAAACATCGTATATCAGCGCATCAAAATCCTCGTTACAACGACGATGATGAAGTAAGAAATATAAAGCAATTTGGTGGAATCGAGAGTGAGGATTATATTCACATAGTCTTAGGTGGACACGGTGCTCCGTCATACATGCTGTTCGATAGAAGCCGTATGCTAATAGAATCCTACGAAGTATTTAAGGGAACTCTCTACGGCCAAAAATTAAAAGAAGACCCTGGTATCTTGGCTAGATTTTACAATTCATTACCAAAACTTCCTAAGCACGTTGCCTCTGTCATGTTTGGAATTGATTTGGGATACACAGACCCTACGAAAATTTTAGTTCTCTATAAGTTAAAAGAAGGTACTAACTGGAAAATACGAGCGAGAATAACCTTAAACCAAGTAGCATATCCTAAACAGGAACTCATCATTGATAAACTGGATTCGATGTTTTCACCAAACCTTTTAGCGATTGACGAAGGTAGTTCTGGTAGAGCAGTTATTCAACACTTACTGGTAGACCCTAAATTTAAGCACAAATCATATAAGGAAAGATTAGTACCAATTCAATTTAGGTCTATGGTACCAGTAGGACTAGACGAAGATGGAAAGGAAATCGAGGTAAGGGCAAAGCAATTTGGTATGCAGCTGCTTCAGACTAAAGTAAACAACCACGAGATATGCTTTAGTTGGAGAGATGAAGAACTAATAAACGAATTAGAACGCGCTACTTATTCTCGAACTCCTTCTGGTGAATTGGTATTTAAGACAATAACAGCGAGGGGGGGATTGAGACATGGACAAGACCATAATACCGCTGCATTACTTTGTTTTGTATTAGCTCTTTATTTAAGAGAGGAAGCAGCGATGTTTTTGTGGAGAAAGCGAGTTAAATTATACAGACCACGTTGGGGATAACAAATGCCTGAAGAGATTATTAAAGAAAGAAAACGGTTATGCGCCGCCATCGTTGTTCAGCAGCCAGTGGACCGTAATCCTGCTTGGAGTTTGAAAACAGGAAATACCGGTGTTGATAAGATGGAACTTCCATCTGATTACCATAAAATCGTAGATCTATGCAGATTCTTCTACGAGCACGATGGATTAGCTCATACTACAATCAATAAGCAGGTAGAAATAGGGATCAACGGATTTGCCATCAATCCTGGTACCTGCTCAGATAACGAATACCTCATATACGAATCTTTAAACCCCCTAATAGAGAACTTTTTACAAGACGCTGCGATGGAATTTCTCATCTCTGGTCTCGTCATTCCAGAGGTTACATGGGGAAATATTAGAGCGGCAGATATTAACCCTAGATTGCGTAAGAGATGTACTCTTCCCATTGATCTTTGGTATAGAGATCCTCAATCAGTAGAACTTAGAAAAACCCCCCTACCGAATCAGATCGTCGCTTTCGTAGAAATTTCTGACGAGGATATATATTTTATTCAGAACGAAGGTAAATGGTCTGATGGTACTCAAGATAAAGAAACCTATAAAATCTTGGTAGATCAGTATCCAGATTTTGTAAAAGCAGTTAAAAAAGGAGACACGAAATTCAGATTAGAGGACCCCATCATTATAAGACGTAAACCAAAAAGTGGTAAGGTTTATCCAACCGCTTATTTACTTTCTGCCTTAGAACTCTTCATGCAAAAGAGAAATCTAAGAAAGATGGATTACGCTCTAGCTGGTAGAGTCATTTCTGCTATTCAAAAAATCACGATGGGGAACGATGAATTTCCTCTGACAGAAGACGACGACGATGTAATTGAAGAACTTAAATCACAAATGAGATGGAGAGGATTAGCTGATAATATTGAAAGAGTTTTTCAAATATATTCTAACCATACTTTAGAAATTGAGTGGATTACACCTGATATAGAAGCATTACTTAGTGATACCAAATATAAATCTATCAACGACGATATTCTGGTAGCACTTGGATTGCCTAGAATAGTAGTTGCTGGAGAAACATTACGAAGTGGTTCTTCAAATTCGGAACTAGCTATGTTGCCTCCAATTAACTCTATAGAATCTATGCGAACCAAACTATTAGAATATCCTCGTGAACTATATAGGCAAATTCAAAAGAAGAATAACTTTTCAGGAGTTCCAGAACCTTACTACCCGCCAATTAGACTGCAACCCTTGAGAGAGTTAATGGAAGTTGGCCGTACTTACTACGAGAACGGTGTAATTTCAAAGACAGGTTGGGCAGAAATGGGACACTTCGATTATGAAACAGAAGCGGAACGAATGGTAATGGACCGAGAGATACAAAAAGATCTCGGATTACCAGAGAGACCAGAAGTTCCATTCAGTCCCACACCTGGACAAACTAATAAGGGAGAAGTTTCGGAGGATAAATAATGGAAAAGAAATTGGTGCTTGAATCTCGAATCAATTTCATTGCCGAAGCTGCCTTAGAGAACCCAAATCTTGGTTGGATGGAGTTTATTCTCACCGATAATCAGCCCAACGATAATAAGCAGGGGATTAAGTCGGAAGCATTTGCTGGTCTGATTCAATCCGGCCTATTTATGCCATTGAAGATGGCTCTCGGTGAAATTCAGCAAGACCATAGCGAAGCTAGACCACTTGGTACTATTGCTTCTTTAGAAGATCAGACTGAAAAGATTTTTGGGAAAGCGGCTATTTGGAAACTGTTTCGTGCTAATGACTATAAAATGTTATTAGAGATGAGCAGCAAAAAAGAACCTATTAACATTTCCTGGGAACTTTCGTATACTGAATCTGATATTGACGAGGATGGTGTCGAGTGGCTTGGTGATCCTGTTCTTACAGCAGCGGCCATAGTCGGACTACCTGCCTATGGTAATCGCACTCCGGTTCTTTCCGTTGCTTCTAAGAAAGATGAAGGAGAAACTGATATGACAGAGAAAAAAGTTCCTGAGTCTGGAGAGCCTGAGACCGAAGAGACAAAGACCGAAGTGGTTGTCAATGTAAGTGTTGACGCTGAAGAGGTTAAGTCTCTACGGAAGCAGGTTGAAGACTTAGAGGAATATAAGGAAACCCGTGAGACCGAAGACGCTAAAGCGAGTATGCTCAAGCAGAGAATTGGTATGTTCGCAGAAGCCGGTTTCGACTTCACGGACGAAGAGATTGAAACTAACGAGCTAGTTTGGTTAGAACTCAGCGATGAGGCTTTCCAGTCTATGCTCAAGTTGATGGTAAACATCAAACAAACTAAAGCTGCTTCGACTTCAGTGCCGGATGTTTCTGGAACCCCTGAATCAACGTCAAACATTGATATTGTTCGGGAAGGTTTCAGAGAGATGAAGCAGTAATCTTTGGAGGATTTCTAAAGTGGAGATCAATAAAAGTTCAGATATTACGGGTGGCGTTACGACTGAGGACATCACCGAAGGTCGGCATGTGCTTTTAACCACTCATCCTGGATGGCCCGGTGAATTAACTGGGCGGTTACAGGATACCCCTGGTTTTCAGATGCCCGATACTATGGATGAAGCTGCCAGAGCGCAGTTCCTCATTACGTGGCCCGTAGATAACCGTGAGCCTCCAATTGTGTATTGGCCTTGGTCCCCGTTTGCCTTACGTCAGCAATTTGACCTGGCCGGTAATGCTCCTTTCAATCGGACGATCTATCTGACTTACCCTGGTCTACAGGGTGATCAGGTTACAGTGATTCCGAGCGGCCACTTAGCTATTGCTTTTAGCTGTTGTGGTGGAGTGTTTACTGTGCCTTCTGGTCAGTATGTCTATGACGTTACCATGCAAGTGCCTGGTACTCGTCTACGTGTTTGCGACTTCGGAACTGATGGTGCAGCCGTAATGGGCATGTTGGCAATTATGGTAAGTGGGTCCACCGCAATCGCCCAGGTCGAACGCTTTAATGCTACGACCATGGCGCTTACGTTCAGGCATCTCTGTTAAGGGAGGTTATAATCATGGATAATAAATTTAAAGAAGCGTATGCGGCTTTGGCGAAAGACCCAAGTCAGCGAAATGCTTTAGCCTCTCTAATTATAGAGCACATTGACGTTCGACATATTACTGAGAATATCGTAAGTCTATTCTTGGATACCCGCAGGTTAGAACCTGGTGACGCTCTCGTTAAGAAACTGCGTCAGGGTATTGAGGTTCGTACTTTGGTTCCTGGTTCCATTCATCTAGCCAGTGAGATTACGGTTCATGATCGTATCAACTGGATGTTGGATGGTGCAGATATTAAAGTTCGAGCGAACCTGTGGGGGTTAGAAAGCGGTGAGCTTGGTACAGTTGCAGAGA